GGTTCCGTCTGCGGACAGACCGTCCCGGCTGGCCCTGCCACGTTCGCGGGAACTGAGGTCATCCCGATGGACCTTTACGCCCCCGGTACGTCGTCCTATCTCGGCGGCGCTCAGACCGCGCTCAGCAACATCACGCAGCTTGGTCAGGGTCCGATGGTTGACCTTACCACGGTCGGCACGGCTCAGACCATCCCGAACAACACGCCGTTCTATTTCTTGGACGGTTCGCAGGGTTCGGCGCTGACCGTCACCATGCCTGCCACGGCTGTTGAAGGGCAGATTCAGAACGTCGTCTGCGAAGCGGCCACGGCTGGAACGCTGACGGTCGCCGCCAACACCGGGCAGACGCTCAAGGGCAATCCGAACACGACTTGCACCGCTGGCGTTGGCTATCAGTGGCGTTATCAGGCCAGCAATACCACGTGGTATCGCGTGCGCTGATTTCTTCCCTCATTCAAGGAAAACGAACATGCAGAAAAAGGGTTTTGACTACAAGGGCGCTGTTGGCGACATTAAGCCCGTCATGGGTTCCTCGATGGCGCTCAACAATCAGCGCAACGTCGGCGCTGAGAAGCCTTCGGCTATGGGAAACCACTCGCCGGGCGGCACTCGCCCCGAGCGCGTGAATGAATCCCCGATGCCGATTCCGATGCCGAAGTAGGTTGAGCTAGCGCCGCCTTGGTGGTTAAAATCATTGCGGCGCTGGTTTCGTGATGCAATCCCTTGCAGAGGCGGAAGCGTACATATCCGCCCTAGGCCCGAAGCAAAAAGCCGAGCTTGATAAGCTGCTATCGGCGGAATTGGAAATTCAGGCTAACATCGCCAAGCTTCGAAGAGAACGCGAATGGACGCCTCGCCCTTATCAGAAAGCCCTTTGGGACTATCTGCAAGGCGGCGGAAAGCGCGCTTGTGTCATTTGGCACCGTCGATCCGGTAAGGACGACGTAGCGCTTAATTGGACAGCCGAAGCGGTCATCAATCGCGTTGGTGAATATTGGCATATGCTGCCCGAGGCCGCACAAGGTCGCAAGGCCATTTGGGACGCGGTTAACCCGCACACTGGCCGAAAGCGCATTGATCAAGCGTTTCCTATGGAAATGCGCGAGAAAACCCGCGCTCAAGACATGGTTATTGAATTCAAGAATGGTTCCTTGTGGCGTGTCGTAGGGTCTGACAATTACAACAGCCTCGTTGGCTCTACCCCGGCTGGCGTCATCCTTTCCGAATGGGCCATTGCCGATCCGAACGCATGGGCCTTTCTTCGTCCTATCCTGCTTGAAAACGGCGGATGGGCGATCTTCATAACCACGCCGCGCGGTATGAACCACGCCAAGGCGACTTATGATCTAGCCCGCAATGAGCCCGATTGGTTCGCAGAACTTCTGACGGTTTCGGATACCAAGATATTCAGCGACGAAAGCCTAAACCAAGAGCTTCGTCAGCTTCAGCACGACATGGGACCAGAGGAAGGCCAAGCGCAATTCGATCAAGAGTATAATTGCTCTTTCGCGGCGGCGCTTATCGGGGCTTACTACGGTCCCGCTTTAAACCGCATGGAAAAGGAAGGCCGGATCGGGAATATCCCGTTTGATCGGGCTGTCTTGGTTCACACGGCTTGGGATTTGGGCGTTTCGGATTCGACCGCCATCTGGTTTATCCAATGCGTCGGCAAAGAGCGCAGGCTTTTGGATTACGTCGAGGTTTCCGGCGTCGGTTTTGAGGAACATGCTCGCATTCTAGCCGACAAGGCAAGACAGCACGGCATACAATATGGGTTCCACTATTTCCCTCACGACGTAGCGCACCGCGAACTGTCCAACAATGGGCTATCGCGGACTGACACGCTACAGGGGCTTGGGATTAGGCCAAAGGTTGTCCCGGCGTCCAACGTAAACGACGGCATAAACGCGGTTCGCCGTATGCTGGATTTTACGTGGATTTCCGAAAAGCGATGCGAGCGCGGGTTGAACGCCCTGCGGAATTATCAGCGCGGATGGAATGAGAAACTAAAGATGTTTTCGGACGCGCCTTTGCACAATTGGGCCAGCCACGGCGCGGATGCTCTGCGCACGTTTGCGGCTGGTCATCGCGATCCGAAAGACAAATCGACCTTCAACGGCAAAATCCCGACGTTCCGCGATGTTGGCAAGCCTGCGGGCAACGGCTGGATGTCGCGCTAAATGGCGGCCCTGATCGAGCGCGACGAGACACAGACTGACCGTCCAGACCGCGCTATCGTCAACCGCGCCCTTGAGCGTTGGAAAGCCTGTCAGGAATGGCAGGGAACCGAAGACGAGCGCGCACGCGAGGATATAAAGTTCGCCAACGGCGACCCTCGCAATCGCTGGCAATGGCCGGATGATGTATATAATCAGCGCACGTCTGACGGGGCCGAACTTCCCTGTCTGACTATCAACAATACCCGCGTTCATAACGACATGATTATTAACGCCATGAGCAAAAACGCTTATGGCGTGAAAATCCGCCCTACAGGCGGCAAGGCGTCGTATGAAAGCGCCAAAGTTATGCAGGCGCTTGTGCAGCGCATTGAATACATATCCAAGGCCAGTTCTCAATATCGCAAGGTTGCCGAGCATCAGGTAGACGGCGGGATCGGCTATATCGTCATATCGACGGATTACGTTTCCGAACGCTCATTCGACCAAGAGATTTACCTGAAGGCGGCGACCGATCCGACTGCGGTTTATCTAGATCCTTGGATCAAAGAGCCCGACGGATCAGATGCAATGTTCGGGTTTGAATTCGAGAAAATGTCTCGCAAGACATTCAATCGAAAATACCCCGCGTGGAAAGACCGCGTAGCCTCTGCACCGCTTGATAGCGCTTTCGTTTCGTGGCTGACGGATAAAGAAATCGTCCTTTGCAAATATTGGGAAAAGGAACAGATTAAAGACCTTCTCGTTGGCTTCACCGACGAAAACGGCGATGAGACGATTAAGCTTCGATCTGAGTTGAAAGCCGAAGCGGGAAAAGAACTTTACAAGAGAATTCTAGAGCAGATTGAAAATGGCGAGATTGACGGCCAAACGCGGCCTGTCTTACGCAACAATGTCAAATGGTATCTGATAGCCGGTTCCGAACTCATAGATGATGGCGATTGGGCGGGGAAATATATCCCCATTTGCCGATGTCCCGGTCGAGAGACGGTTATTGACGGCACGCTAGATCGCAAGGGCCACACGCGCCCTTTGATAAACGCGCAACACATGCTCAACTATTCGGCGTCTGTCGCGGTTGAAACGGCGGCTCTTGCCCCGAAAGCGCAATGGATCGGCCCCGCTCGCGCCTTCGAAGGCATGGAGCAATGGAAGGATTTGAACGTCAAGCGCTATGGCGCTTTGATGTATAACGACGTTGACGACGAAGCACCGACAGAGCTTCAGAAGATTGATATGCCTCAGCGGTTGGACCCTCCTAGGGCTAACCCGAGCGCCTTGCAGGGTATGCAAGACGCCGAACGCCAGATGATGATGATTTCGGGCCAGTTTGAGGCCCAAATGGGTGAGAACGACACACAGTCTGCGGCGTCTGGAAAGGCCATCGGGGAACGCAAGGAACAGGGCGATACGGCCACATACCATTTCCCCGAGCATATGTCGGACATGAAGCGGTTTATCGGCGTCCAGTTGATTGACCTGATACCGAAAATCTATGATACAAAGCGCACTCTCGCCATCATGGATGAAAGGCAGGAAAAGCGTTGGATTATGATTGATCCGACGCTTTCTGACGCGACGCAGGAAATGCAGCACGAGGCGGAAGACGAAGAAGCCATCAAGCTAGCGTTCAATCCGGCTGTTGGCGAATATGAATGCGTTTCCGACCCCGGCCCGTCCTACGCGACGCAGAGACAGGAAGCTTGGCAGGCGTATTCGCTTATCATGCAGCAAAACCAGTGGGTGGCGTCTTGTGCCGCCGATCTGTTGGCTAAGTCGGGAGACTTCCCCGGCGCTGAGGAATTGGCCGAGCGTCTGCAAAAGGAAATCAAGGCTATCAAGCCTTATCTGTTCGACGATGGCAAAGAGCCGCAGATGGTGCAGGCTCAGCAGCAGTTGCAAAAGCTAACCGCTCTCAACGCCGAACTTATGCAAAAGCTGGCGATGAAAGACATTGCGATTAAGGGCAGGGACGAAAAGCGCGATATAGAGGCGTCGAATTCCGAAACCAACCGCCTTAAGGTCATGATTGAGGCTCTTGCGAGACTGACACTGACGCCGCAACAGCGCGCGCAGATGGAACATGAAATCGCCATTCAGTCGAATGACCATATCATGGGGATGATTTCGGACGCGAATGCTGCGGATTTACAGGCCCAATCGGGCGCGGACGAAGCGGGAAGCGAAGGGGCTAGCGCATGAAAAAGCCGATGAAAATGTCTGCGAAATCGACTGGCGACATGAAGGTGAAAAAGGGCGATCCCGACATGAAAAAGGACAAGCCCAAAGACGCGAAATGGACTAAGGGTGCAAAGTGCAAGTGAGCCGAAACCTCATCATCGGGAACGAGGTAATCAGCGTCTCTGACGCGATGAANCTTTGCGATTATCTCTACGCTCACGCCTATGAACTCGCAGGCCAATATTACGAACAGAACCGCAGCGAGAAATTCCGGCTGAATTGGCCGAACGCTTACGATTACGCGGAAGCCAATCGCAAGGCGTTTGTGCAGCAGGCGCGGGCCGATTTCACGACGCTTCTAGGCAATGAGAAAACGCCCGACGCGACGAAAAAGCGGCTTTATCTCGCATTGTTGGTTGAGCGCGCATTTGCGGCGGGCCTTGAGCGCATGGGCCAAGAGGCCGACACGCAAATTCAAATCCACAAGGGAACGCAACAGTTCGACGGCGACAAGGCGGAAAACCGCAAGATCGTTGAGAATTTTGGCCGTGAGCGGGATTTGAAAGCGGTTCTAAAAGCGGGCGCGGCTAAAATCGCGCGTATGAACTGAGGCAAAGTATGAACATTGAAGGCGAAGAAGGAGACGCTCCCGTTGCGGCGCTAGAAGCGCCGGTCATCGAGGGCGAAGTCGTTGAGAATACCCCGGAACCTGTCGCGCAGGCCGAACCGGAACCCGAGCCGAAACCGGCGAAGAAACCCGCCGATCCTCTTATTTCCGAGATTACCAAACTTCGCGCTCGCAACCGTGAACAAGAAGCGGCAATTGAAGCGGCTAAACGTGAAGCCGCAGACGCCCGTGCACTGGCGGAACGCTTGGCTAAGGGGGAAAACAGCGACGGGGCGCCGAAAGCAACTCCCGGCTTTTCTCATGGGCTAGACGAGTTCGAAGTCGAGCGACGCGCGAACCTGAAAGCGCTTGACCGCGAAATCGCCCGCGTTGTCCGCATTGGCGAAACCCAATTCGGAAAGGAAGAGTACGACCGCGTGAGGGCTAACCTAGTTGCTCTTGGCGCGGACAGCTATGATTTCGTCGGGCATGTCATGGACGTTGACCCCGAAAACGCGCACGCGATCTTACGCGATATTGCTGCCGATTCCGCTCGCGCCATCGGCCTTGTCAACATGAACCCGACACAGAGGATCGCGGAGCTTACCCGTATGTCAATGAATTCCAAGACGGCGAAGGCGACGCCGGAACCGATTGCGAAGGCGGCCACGAAATCCATTAGCGCGGCTCCCAAGCCCGCCCCTGCTATTTCCGCATCGTCCTCAACCGCGGTTGACTGGCGGTCGGATAAGGCCAGTGAGGAGGAATTTACAAAGGGGTTTAATGAGATGCTGAAGAACCGTCGCGCTCGCCGTTGATTTAGAAGCCTGATTCTGCTATATAAAACGGGCCTCCGAAGCGTTTGCACCGCTGCCGGAAGCCCTGACCACAAAGAGCATGGGCGCTCCAAATGGCTGTCGAAATCATATCTTATGCCGACGCGAAAGCGAAGGGGCTAAAACGGTATTTTACCGGAAAGCCCTGCAAGCGCGGCCATATCGTTGATCGGTTCGTCGCCAGTTGCGCGTGTACCGCCTGCACGGCGATGCATACGGACAAGTGGATTGCCGAAAACCCAGATGCTTCAAAAATTCGCGCCGAAAACGGGCGTAAATTCCGGGCCAAAAACCCAGAATATGGCGCGGAATGGGTAAAGGCTAATCCTAATTCTCGGCGTGTTATCGCTCAAAAATGGTATCAGAAAGACCCAAAGTCTTCCATTGACCGCGTAACGCAATGGAGAAACGACAATCCCGAGAAAGCGCGGGCAATCGTGCGAAATCGGGCCGCCCTTAGAGCCAAAGCCGAGGGCAAGCATACCGCCGAAGAAATCACGGCGATGTTGAAAAAGCAAAAGTGGAAATGCGTAGGATGTGGCGCTTCAATCAAAGCGAAGCATCACATTGATCATATCGTTCCGCTCTCACGCGGCGGAAGAAACGATATTTCCAATCTTCAAGGGCTTTGCGTTCGCTGCAATTGCAGCAAGAACGCCAAACTCCCCGAAGATTGGGCGCGTGAAAGGGGCCTATTGATTTAGGGCCGCCCCCAAAGCGGCGCACCAGAAAAGCTGGGTCAAGACGTAGCGGGATACCTTCCCCGCCGCATACTCGTGCGTAATCTAGGTTATCCCGTAACTCTCTGGTCGGGACCAGATAACCCGCAGCAAAAAGGGCTGCAATCCAAATCAAGCGCAAGTACTGGCGCGGTCCCGAAAGGATAAGTTACAATGGGAAATCAAATTCTTACGCCCTCTATGATTACGCGATACTCTGTGAGGATGTTTCTAAACACCAATTACTTTTTGCAGAATGTAAGCCGTCAGTTCGAAGATCAGTACGGCGTCGAAGGCGCTCGTATTGGCGCTCAGCTTCGCATTCGCTATCCCAACCAGTACACGGTCACGGATGGCCCCGGCCTTGCCGTACAGGATACGATTGAGCAGCAGTTCCTTCTGACCGTCGCCACTCAGCGTCACGTTGACGTTGCCTTTACGTCGGCGGAAACCACGCTTGACATTGACGATTACATGGAGCGTATCGTCCTCCCGCGCGTCAATGCGCTGGCGGCGAACGTTGCCATTCAGATCATGGCGAATACGGCCCCGGTGGTTCGCAATATCACCGCGAATGTCGATTCGAACAACAATATCCTGCCCGTTACGGACGTCCCGTTTGCGCTCGCCCGCGCGGTCTTGGAAGAAAACTCGGCTCCCAACTTTGGCGAGCAGGGTATCCGCAAGGTTGTTCTTGCGCCGCGTTCTGACGCTCGCGTGCAGATCGCCCTTCGCGGCTTGCTGAACCCGGTTGACGAAATCAGCCGTCAGTACAACTCGGCCATGATGTACGAGGCGCTTCAGTTCCGATGGTTTGAAGACCAGTCGGTTGTCTCGCACACGACGGGTACGGCGACCACGGCGACCGTCAACGGCGCTAACCAGACCGGAAATACGCTTACCATCAACGCGATTTCGGGAACCCTTAATCAGGGCGACGTTATCACGATTGCGGGCGTCAACGCGGTCAACCGCACGTCGTTCCAGTCTCTCGGCACTCTGTCGCAGTTTGTCGTGACTGCCAACGTCGCTTCGGGCGCAACCTCTATCGGCATTTATCCGCCGATCATCCCGCCCGCGTCGTCCGTCCCGTATGCGGGCCTTCCCTATACCCCGCAGCAGTATCAGACCGTCACGGCCTCCCCGGCTAACTCTGCCGTCATCACGCCGTTCGCTAACGCGGGCGTCACCTATCGCCAGAACCTCGCTTACGCGCCTGACGGTATCACGATGGTCGTTGCCCCGCTCTGGATTCCGCAGAACGAAAAGGGCGTCATCGCCGCAGCTCGGCATGAGTATGATACATTGTCCATGCGTAGTTTGGTGGTCTATGAGCCGTCCACGGATCAGCCGATCGATAGGTTGGACATTCTCTTTGGTAGCGGCATTCCGCGCCCGGAATGGCTATGCACGGTGGCTGATTCGACCCCGTGAGTTTGGTTGACATAATCACCAAATAAGCGTACAAAAAGCGAACACCGAAAGCGCGCCAACGCTTCCGGTGTTCTAACCACTCCGAACGTTAGGGCGTTCAAAATGGCTGACGAAATCATAGCACGTGCCGCCGCTATGGCGAAAGGGCTGTCGAGGTATTTTACCGGCAAGCAATGCAAGCGCGGACATATTTCACAACGGATAACATCGAATGGGACGTGTGAGGTTTGTTACTCACAGGACTTGACGCGATGGCGTTCTGAGAATTCCGAGCGAATACGGCAAACTGAAAAAGAATATTGGTCAAAAAACAAAGCGGCAAAGAACGCAAAAGATCGACGTTATCGCGAAAAGCACGTCGAGTTGGTTCGCCAAAAGGACAAAGAGAGATACGCTAGGACGCCGCGCGATGTTTTGCGAAAGCATCGGCGCGACCGAAAAGCGCGTGTTAAAAATGCTCCCGGATCACATACATTGCTTCAACTTGAGCAAATGTTTGACCGTCAAAAAGGGCGATGCGCCGCGTGTTTTATAAAACTCACGATGAAAAATAAGCATCTTGACCACATTTTCGCGGTTACGAGGTCCGGGTCAAATAGCATTGAAAACTTGCAATGGCTTTGCGCGACATGCAATCTACGCAAACACAACAAAGACCCCTTCGTTTGGGCGCAAGAGAACGGTCGCCTACTTTAATCCGCGACCCAATGTCTAACTATCAAAGAGGCAATTACCTATGGCGTATGAATCAAGCTTGAACCTTCTGGACAAGCTCCCGTCTCGCGCAAGCGTCGGCTATCTCTCGGACGATATTGCCCGAGAAGGCCAGAAAATCCGCATGGATGACGGCGACGGGTACGATATTGTCGGCGAGCCCGCTGACAAGATCGCCTTCCCTGATTACAGCAAGGTCAAACACCTTCGCAAATATTTCAACCGAACCGGCTATCAGGTTTTCCCGGCGTGGATTTACAATCACGAAACCGGCGATTCCCGCATCGTCAGAAACGCGGCGGAAGCCGAAGCGTATGGAATTGTTTTCCGCGCCACGACGCCGGAAGAACGCGCCTCATTTGGCGTCAATTATCGTTGGGATAGGGTCACGCCGACTGACCCCTCTATTGTCATGGGCAAAGGCGAATGGGTTACGCGCCCGCCGAACCGCAAGCGCACCGTTGACCCGGACAACATGATTGAGGGCGGAAAGAACTTCGTCGCCAAGCGCCACATTGACACAGGCGAAGACCACGACGCGCTTATCGCCCGCACGGTCGCCGCTGTCATGGCGGCCATGAAGACGCAGGCCCCGTCCGCGCCGGCCAACGTAGACCCCAAGCAATGGTCTGAGTATCAGGAATTTCTCGCCTTCCGTGAAGCTGCAAAGGCCGTCTCCGATCTTGAACCCGGCCCGCTTGCCTCTGTGAGCGAGGAAGCGGAAGACGATCCGCTTATCATCCACGACATGAATTCGCACGGCGATCCTCGCGAGAAATGGCTTGCTGAGGCCGAGCGTCTTGGCGTCAAGGTGGACAAGCGGTGGGGAACTGATCGCCTGATTGAGGAATGCCGGAAGGCGTCGTAATGCAGAATTACGCGAGCATTATGGCCCTTATAGATCGTACATGGCCTAATGCTCACTTGACGCTTGAAAAAGACGGAATGTGGCAGGCGATCCGCCATTCATCGGGGCGCAGCGTCATGCTGCATCTGACACGCAAGGAAATTCAAATGTCAGATGCGGAGTTTGTCAGTTCCGTCCTTACCCCGGCGCTGACGACGTTGCGTTCTGAGATTGAGCAGAACTGACCATGTCCATGCCGCCGAGCGAGCCCGCTCTCCCCATAGACGACGTGCAGCAATTGCTTACAAACGCTTTGGTGGACGCGGGTGTTATCGGCATTGACGAGGCTATAGAGCAACCGGTTCTCAATAGGGCGTTTACGCAGGTAAATTGGCTTTTGGCGCAGTGGGCGCGCAAACGATGGCTGGTCTACCGCATTCAGGAATATGCATTCGTTTCGACGGGGGCGCAAACCTATTCTGTCGGGACGGGGATGACGGTCAATATCAATCCTCGCCCTGACCGGCTTGAATATGCGTTCATGCGAGTTCTAAGCAATGGCGCGGGATCATCGGGCAATTTCCCGGTCGATATTCCGCTTGAGATTGTCCAGTCTCACGAGGAATACGCCCGCATCCCGGTTAAGACGATTGGGAATTTCGGATGGCGCATTTTCTATGACCCGGTATGGCCCGTTGGCCTTCTCTATCCGTGGCCGATCCCGCAGGCGACGATCTATGAGCTTCACGTCGGTTTCAAAGTTGTCATTCCCCGATTTCAGTCATTGCAGCAAAAGATCAATTTTCCGCCCGAGTACGAAGCCGCGTTAAACTGGTGTTTGGCCCGCAGGCTTCGCGCGTCGTACCAAATGCCCGCAGACCCAACGATTGACAGCCTTGCGCGCGATGGATTGAACACCATACGCCTTGCAAACACGGCTGTCTCTACCCTCACCATGCCCTCGCAACTGAGAACCCGCCATCGCGCTTACAACGTCTATGGCGACAACTAACACAAGATAAGGGATTTACTCATGCCTAACCCCAATCTCGGCGTTGCCCCGGTTCCGTACAGCGGCCCCGGCCTTGTTGACAATACGTGGCTGGCGGGCCTTCTGGCGGGCATTAACCCGGCCCCTTCGACGTGGCAGACCTATTTTGGCGGCGGCACGAATACGTTTCTTGAGGAAGGGAACATCTACAAGAGCCCGATTTCTCAGATTGGTTCCAATCCTGCCGGTACGGGCGGCGATTACGTTCTATCGGTTTTTTCTCTGTCAGCAAACAGCTTTGACATTGCAAACCGTATGCTGACTTTGGAGGCGTATTTCAACGTCGCCAATAACACCAACGCCAAGCGCCTTAAAATCTACTGGAACCCGACGGCGGCGGTTGTCGGTTCCACTATTACGGGCGGGACCGTTATTGCCGATACCGGCTCTTACTCGACCACCGGCTCGGCGGGCGGCCAGATTTCGGCGCAGGTCATCAATCAGGGCAACGGAAACGTTGAGTGCATCCATTTCTCCACGCAGATCGGCTCGACCGTGAGCGCGCTTATTGCGTCGCAGTCTCTCTCCATTACGTCGTCTAGCACGATCTTGATGGCCGTAACCGGCAATGCGACCACGGCGGCGACGGATATTATCTTCAATAACTTCGTCGCCAACGCCATGAACTAATGATCAAGCGTCAGTTTTACGCTTGGTTTGATGACAGGGAAAGCGTCTTTCGCATTAGCATGGTTCCGCCTGACGGCCCCGTTAGACCGTCAGTGGAATTCAGCGAAAGAGAAGACGTTGACGAGTACGCACGCAGGAAGAGGGCGAACGTGATTTGGTATCCGCCAACGGACGCTATGAAGGGAGGCGATAATTCTTAGGTCGCAATCCCTTATCCCTCTTACTGGTGGGGCATACCAAAGCCGTAACGCTATTGGCGATTATGAAATTGCCGAAAACGTGTTTATGGAGGTCAGCCCTCAAGAGACTGACGCCCCGGCTCCTGCCGTCCATTATCCCCGAGAGGGATTGCTGGCGCTTTCGTTACCGCCAGCGATTGGCAAAGGGCGCGGCACTTTCACGTTGTCGAACGGGAAACTTATTGCGGTCGTCGGATCGTCGGTTTATGCCATCGGGGTCGATTGGAATTTTACCTTTCTCGGCACGATAAGCTCGCTTACAACGCCCGTCTCCGTGAGCGATAATGGGACAACGGCTGTTCTGGTCGATGGCACGGTCAACGGGTATCAGTTCCCGATTGCGGCTCCTACGGCGGCCAATTGGGGACCTGTCGTCGATGGTACGGGAACCTTTGTCGGCTCATATGCGGTCGATTTTTCCGACACCTATCTAGCGTTCTCCGCGCCGAATACCAACGAATGGTATTTGACGGATTCCAACGCCGTCACGTTCAACGCGCTCGTGACGGCGAATAAGGATTCCAAGCCGGATCATATTGTAAATTTCAAATTCAATATCCGTCAGGCGTGGCTTTTAGGTACGGAATCCACAGAGGTTTGGTTTCTGACGGGAGGCACGCCGTTTCCTTATCAGTCATGGCCTAATGTCTTTATCCCGTATGGTTGCGCCGCTCCTTACAGCCTTGTGCAGGCCGACGTTGACTTGTTCTGGATTTCGCGCAACGCGCAGGGGCAAGCAATTGCGGTCAAGTCTCACAGCCTAGGCGTTGAGGCGTTCACGACCCGCGCTCTTGAATACGAATGGTCAGGGTATCAGACCGTTGCGGATTGCATCGGGGGAACCTATCAAATAGCGGGCCACACGTTCGTTATTTTCCATTTTCCGACAGCGGACAAAACGTGGGCTTATGACCTTGCTTCGAAGCAATGGCATAGGCGTANTTGGACGGATACGAACGGCGTTCCGCATCGCGAGCGCGTTTCGTTTTATGCTTCTGTCGGGCCTGACGGCGGGTATCCCAGAACCATAGTCGGGCAGGATTGGCAAACGGGACAGCTTTATAAGATAGATCCGCAAACTTACACAGACAATGGAAACCCAATTGTTTGTCGAAGGTCGTTCCCTCACCAAATGATGGATTTGCGCGAGGTCACTCACGTCGCTTTCGTTGCGGACTTCGCTACTGGTGGAGCGTCGGGATTGAGCGAAGCGCCATCGGGGCCGGACTTCAATCCTGATTTCAACACGGATTTTAACACGAACGCGGTTGCGCCGACGCCTTGGGTTACGCCGTTCCCCGCATTGTGCATGAGATATAGCAAGGATGGCGGGAAAACGTGGTCTAACTACCGGCAAAAGCGGCTTATCGCTAGCGGGTATTATCGGTCCATGATGCGGTTTCGCGGCTTAGGAATGGGGCGCGATTGGGTGTTTGAACTGCAATGGGTTTATCCCGGTCCTAGCGCGCTGCAAGGGGCCTATGCCGAACCGATGGTTCACGGCGCATGACGCAAAATCTTGCTAACGGCGTTCCGGCAGTTCCTCAAGCGCCGATGGTTGACGAAAATCGCAATCCAACCGGGATTTGGTACACGTTCTTTGTGAATATCTGGAATAGAACGGGTGGCGCGGCGGGAAGCATATCAGCAATTCTCGATACGCTGGTAAACGTCCCTGGCGCGCTTTTGTACCGTGGTGCGTCGGCATGGCAAGGGTTGGCGGTCGGCGCGCAATATCAGGTTCTAAAGGTCGTTAGTAATTTCCCCGTTTGGTCATTTCTTGATGGAAATAGCTTCGGGTCTCAATTAAACAATACGTTCTTTTCCGGCCCGTCAGGTGCGCCGGGGGTTCCGACATTTCGCCTTCTGGCGTCAAGCGATCTGCTCAGCGTCGCGGGTAAAATTCCGGGGGATATAACCGGCACGTCGGCCCCGTCTGGCGACGTTGGCGAATATCTTACGGCCTCTGTAGCGCCAGCAAGCGCCGTTTCATTAACGACGAACGTTGCCGCTGACGTTGTGACGTTGACGCTGAGCGCAGGCGATTGGGACGTATGGTCTACGGTCGGTTTTACGTTTTCGGGCGGCGCGACGGCCACATATCTTTCGGCATGGATCAACAAAACATCGGCCACAGACCCCGGCCCGTCTAACGCGGGGGCATATGTCATGCTCAACCCGCCGTCCGCATATTCCGCCGAACAGGTCTTTCCAGTCGGGACATTTCATGTTTTGCAGACGGGAACCGCGTCAGTTCACCTATCGGTCAAAACGACTTTCACCGGGGGAACATTGGCTTCTTTCGGGGCGCTTATGGCAAGGCGTCGGCGTTGAAGCGTCCATTTTTCATTCTTGGTCTTCCCCGAAGTCGGACCTATTGGCTTTCCAAGTTCCTGACATATCGCGAATGGCGATGCGGCCACGAGGAAGTGCGCCATATCCGGTCGATTGATGACGCGAAGGCGTGGCTTTCGCAACCGTTCACGGGGAGCGCGGAAACGGCTTTAGCGCCCTTCTGGCGGCTTATCCCAAGGGATGCTCGGGTTGTCGTCGTCCGCAGGCCGGTTGCTGAGGTCAGGGACAGCCTTCTTAGGGTTAGCCTAGGCGATGGCGGCGGGTTCGATCCAAAGGCGCTAGACGCGCTTCTAATCCGGGCGGATGCGAAGCTTCGCCAAGTTGCGGCGCGATGGCCGAACGCCCTTGAAGTCGGGTTTAGCGATCTAAAGCACGAAAGCGTCTGCGCTCGGGTCTTTGAACACTGTCTGCCCTATGAATTCGACAAAGAATGGTGGTTGCGGTTTCGACGGGCGAATTTGCAATGCGATATGGTCGAGTTGATGCGGTATTGTCAGGCGTACGCCCCGCAAATGTCCAAAGTTGCCGCTATCGCCAAACAGGTGATGCTGCGGGAAATATCGTCCCGACGCAATGCGCCAAGCGACGGGATGACGTACGCGCGGGAAGGGTTTGAAACCTTTTATCGTGACGCGCAGCATTTGTTCGCGGAACATCTTTGCGCAGTTGGCGAAGCGCCGGATGCGTTTGCGGGTAAGAACCTTTCGCTTCTCCGCACGCTAGACGGCGCGGGATTGCTGCATATCGTAACGGCTCGATCCAACGGGCGCATGTTCGGATATTTGATGACGGAGCTTAGCCCGTCAAGGGAAGCGGAAGACAGGATTTCTGCGGTTCACACGACATTTTACGCATCTCTAGACGCGCCGGGTACAGGAATGAAACTTGAACGCGAAGCGTGTCGGATGCTGAAAGAAATCGGCGTGTACGAGGTCTTTGGCCGCGCGGGGGATCGGGGCGATGGTCCGCGCCTTGGGGCTATGTACCGACGCGCTGGCTTTGATCTTGACGGCCACCTTTATCGAAGGGTTTTTTGACAATGGGGCTTATCGCAGGCGCG